TGTTGCTGTACTTACTGTATAAAATCCTTCAGCAAGTGTTTTACCACTTTTTGCTTTAGCAGGATATATCGCGCCTGGAACTGTTTCCATCTGTTTGTATGCATTAAAATTTAATACAGATGGATCTGCGAATGTCTGTGGAATACCATGTTCAATAGTTTGTAATGAAAGGTCAATCAGTTCATCACTGATATCTTGAATACTTGTTAACAAACCACCTAATGGTTGAAAATGTAAATATTCACTTAATGGATTATAAGTTAATGTCCAATGATCATCTAATGATTCATTAATTGCTTCAGCATATTGATCATTGATCCATACACATTTCACGCCCTTAGGAAATTTTCTATACAGTTCTTTTCTAACTGATTCATCTTCAATTACTTCAAATGTATTACTTCTAAACCACCAATTCCTTACAGTGGGTGTATTTGTAGGTTCTTCACCGAAATACTGTGGTGATAATCTTCCCCACTTTTCATAAATATCTTCACCATTAGTTGATGAGTTCTTATCCAACTTAAACTTACCACGCAAATGTTCATATTTCTTATATACATTACTATAATGTGTTTCGTAACAATATGATAAATATGGAACATCTTCTTGCTTGCGTGCATAGTTAGGAACTTTTACAAACAATCCACCATTAATATCAATTCTCTGACGCGCTTTAGGTTGTTTCTTTACACCATCCAAGCGCGTAACATTTTCTTTCATTGAACCCATTACAGGTTCTACGTCTTCATTACAATTATCACAATGTACTGTTTCAATTTCAGATGCACAATTAGGACACAATTTAATTGGTGTATCTACTTCTTCAGTTTTATATTTCGGAACATCAACTGTACCAAATTTTTCATCTTCAACTGAATAGTTATACGCCGCAACCATACCTTGAATGCAATAAATATATACTGCTTTACAAAATAATAATGGTGCATCAATTTGTGAATAAATCAATGCTGCAATTTTAGTTCCGCCCTTTGCAGTAAGGACATCACTGATATTATCTGCATCATCTGGCATGCATTTAATAGGTGGAACAACTGTAGTTAATGCAGCAATGATTGATTCTAAGAATGCCCGAAACACATTAATCTGTTTTTGTTCAGATTCAGTTTCTTGGAACACTCTCCAATCATTCGCAACAGCATCCCACCATATTTTAGTAATACCAGCCCAATAAAATTCTAATTTTTTCCATTCACGAATTTGTCGTTCGCGAATTTCACGATCTTCTTCATCAAATTCATCTCTGATTTGTGCGAGCGCATTTTGTAATTCTTCTGATAACATTTTATTCATCAGTCAAAGTATTTATTCTTACGAAATGAAATACTCATCAACCAAGTACCAAATGACATAATGATACTTATTAATGAATAAAATAATTTATCTCTATTATTAAACACACATTACTTTTTCTTACCGAACTTTAATTCTTTATCAGATGATTTCTTACCAAACATTTTCTTACCTGAATTATCAGATGGTCCAACTGCTTTCTTTAATGAACCATCTTGAATCATTTTTCTGAACGCGTCCGATTTCTTACTCATTATTAATATGTCCTCTGATTCATTGGTTGATTAGTTGATTGATTATTATTCTGTGGTGCAGCGTATGATTGATTATTTTGTAATGGTCTATCATTCATTGGCATGTTCATACCATTGTTCATACCAATTCCACTACTCATTCCAGAAGGTTGATTCCAACCATATGCATTTTGTTGCTGCATTGGTTGCTGTGATTGAAATTGGTATGGTGAAGCACCCATTTGATTATTCTGAGCACTATTCATACCATTTTGATTCATTTGATTTTGCAAATTACTTCCAGCATAATTTTGTTGTGGTTGTTGATTTTGTAGTTGATTTGGTTGATTACCAGGTGCTGTATTAGTCGCTTGTTGCGCACCAGTCATTTCAAAATTCTGCTGTTGATTAAAATTACTATTAGGATTTCCACCCCCAGCACCAGTATTAGTCCATCCAGGTTGACCATTACCTGTTCGCGCTCCAATTTGCATGTCCAGCATATCACCATATGGTGTCATGGACATTCCATTACCAGATAAAACTTGACCACCATTTTTTGCCATCCAATCTTGCTGTCCTTGAATGGTATTTACACCACTACTCATCCATGCATCGCGATATTGTTCTCTACTTAATCCCGTAGCAGGATTAAAATCATGAGTTGCACCACTAGATGGTCCATAATCACTCATTATAATCACTCATTATAATTACTCACTAACCTGTGTTTCTTTTTTCATTTCATTTTTTAATAATAAATCACGTTCAAGTTTTTCAATAGATTCTTTTTCAAGTTGCTGTCGTTTTATAGACCAAGGAATATATTTCTTATTCAATGGTTCTTTAATTTCATCCAAATCATTATCCAGATCGCGTGGTGAATATTCACTGTTTAACTTAAGAATATAATTCAATAACTTCAAGTTATTCGCGTGTAATTTATCAACTTCCATTCGTAAATACTCAACTTCATCATCGCGATGAAATCTATTATCCCAAAATCTAACCCATGCATCAACAAATGAAGTAAATATTTCTCGCATTATTAATTACTTAAAATTGGATAAGGCAATTCAGGAATCACATCGCCTTCATTTAAATCATTAAATTCAGATGATTCAACAACTATGAAAATATCACCCCACCCATTACCAACATCATTATAAATACGTATAAATGTTGTATCTTTAGGTAATGCATTATTTAAGACTTTAATAGTTGTTTCTTTCTTAAATAATTCAACTAAGAAAAATGAACTAACACGTAACATTTTATAACGCATCACATCACATTAATGCTTCAATTTAGAATGATATCTACTTGCTGGTTCAATATGTTCACTTTGTTCTACATTTCTCATACTTCTGTAATAAGTTGTCATATTTCCCGTAACACTTAATTGATTCACAATTTCTTCAGTGCGATACAATTTATTCTGTTCTTCAACTGCTAAATTAAACCAAGTATCCGCACTATGCAATAACATTCGTAGCATATCATATGGATCATCTCCATCGAATTCTGCCACGTCTTCTTTTTTCTTACCATCTGAAGTTGATTTTGGGTATACACAAGCTTTAATTGCTTCACATATTACCTTTACGTCAGGTAAATCAAAAAACTGTAATTTAGGTATATTCGTTTCAGCAATTGGTGGTTCAAATGATTTTAAATAACTGTTATATGTATCAAGACCTTTATTACGTAAAATCCACATTGCAAGGTCATTGTCATACTGTTCATTACTTTCCATTGTAGGAATAGGTTTAGGTTTCCATCTTAGGTACTCATGTAATAACATTTTCCCACCAATACGATTCTTTTCACCAAGTGTTACACTATATTCTAATGCATTTTCCACTTGTTCAAGAATTGTATGAGGCTCACCTCTATGTTGATTTGCACTATGACAAATAATAATATCTTGTGGAACTTCTTTATTAATGAATGGTTTTAACTCTGGTGCCCATTCTTCAATTTTTAATGTATAAAACATTACGTGTCGATAAACATAAATTCGTTTACTAGGGCTAATTGCTCCAAATCCGACACTGCACATTGCTCTGTATCCCCAATCAATAGCAACAATTCTAGGCCACCATGATGGGATATCAAATTCAGGTATAACATGTAATGCATTCTCAGGTTCAGAGGGATATTTTTTATCTCTAAACTCGTCAAATACTTGTCCTTCATATGCTTGCCAATCACCTAATTTTTTAGCTTTACGTTCAGCTTCTGGTAATGCATCTAACTCACGCTTATATTGTTCATTCGCGTGAGGATTATCATCAATAGTAGCTGGTATAAACACACGTTTAATCCCACCTCTACCTTGTAGAATCTTTCCCCCATTAGGATAGGGTTTAATAAATCTTTTATAAACAAATTGATGTCCAATATTACCTGGATTGCTACCACTTCTCGCAATCATGGGTAATTCATGCTTTAATGCTTCTGTAACTCTGATTCTCTCAATTACAATATATAAATAAATCCATTCCGTAAATGAAGTTAATTCATCAAATCCGACATAATTCGGTTGCATCGAATCATAATTATGGACATCATCTTCATTTTCGCAGTGCCCCATGAAGTATAATGCACCCGATGGAAAGGTCCAACATGCATCGGTTTTATTATAAGTCGCGCCCAAAGGTCTAAAATACTCTCTGCTTCTGGGAATAATTTCATTCCGCAATTCTGGCATCGTACGTCTAAGGAATAATCCTTTAAACTGTGGATGATTATGCCACCCATGCACAAGCGGATACATAAGTAACACATCACTTTTGCCAGCATTAACTGCACCAGCATAAAATGCTTCTTTAACTGATAAAGGAATTTGTAAAAATCTCTCCTGTTTCAGTGTAGGTTTCCAAATTAGATTCCCTTTATCATCTTTGAGCATTTATGATGTATAAATAAAAATGGGATGTATTGAATAAACAATACACCCCATCTTATTTATTATTTATCTAGAACGTTTCCTAGAACTGGTAGAACCAGAATCATCTACTGGTTCATCAACTACTGGATCAATTACCGGCTCAGTAACTACATTACCAAGTTCTGCATTCTCTGTAACAATTGCACCAGCAAGATTATCAGTTTCAACTTTCATTGCAGATGCTAAATCAGTAAATGGTTCAAGCTGTGCAGCAGTCGCACCACCATTTAATGCTTTAACAATTGCTGCCTGAATCAATTCACTAACACCACTAATAAATGTAGTCGCGCTCTGCATTACACCAACAGTTGTAGATGTCTGTGATTTCAATTCGTCAAGAATCATGTTTTAATTTCCTTTTCGCGATTGTTAACGCCTGTTGCAAATTCTGTGTTGCCATATTCAATCGTTTAATTTCTACATCAATAACTTCTACTCCTCTAATCAAGTCAATAAATTCCTTTAATGCGCGTAGAGATTTGATATTCAATTCAAAATCATCATCCATAATTTTATTGAGGTACCTCTGGAACAAGTCGTAATCTAATCCCCATTCCACCAATATATGCCCTATCTTGTTTTTCAAGGACATTCAATAATGTTTCTTGCAATAATTGATTACGCGTCTCTAAATGAATAAATTTATCGTTCAAATCAGTATGAAAATTATCAATCTTGATATGCAAATCTGTAATAATTCGAATCAATGCATCATGATTACTCATAATGGGTGGAATAATAACTGGTGGAATATTTGGAATGATAATTGGATTATCTACTCCATTAACAAGTGGATAACCAATAAATGGATCGCGATACCAATCTCTATTTACAGGTTCTTTCGCATTCCATGCTGGAGTATTTAATCCACCTCCATCTATTAAAACATCGTATATTAAACCATTACGTTCCATTACAATATCTGCTGCAAAACCCTCACCATTATGAATACAATTATTTTCTGTTGGATTAGGTTTCCATAATATACCAAGTCCAGTTCTTAGCGCGACAAGATTACTTATCATAAATGCACCACATGGTCCATTTATCTTTAATCCTTTATTTATAATATCACTCTTACACTGTTTTACTATTTCAATTGACATTAATTTATTTCGTTTCTTTGATTTCTTTGATTTCATTCTTTAATATTAATAATGCTGGTTCATTAATTGCTATTACTAAATCATTATTTATCACATCAACAGTTGATTTAAATTGTTGTCTAAGTAAAATTGTTACAAGAAATGCTCCTGCACCGTTAAGAAAATGTAATGGTTTATTAAGTAATTCACTTACGCGATCACCATATAACTTATCAATCTTGATCATTAATTGATCATCTGGTAACTTATGACCTTCAGAATCATAGTAATATAATAATTCTTTCCAGATCGAATCAACTTTCTTTACTACACTATCTTTAATTAATAACCTATCTGCATATCTTCGCATTGGATTGAATAAGAACTTCATTATTTCACGACAAATGTTTTATTTAATGAAGCTTCTTCTTTAGCGCGATTCCAAATGAAAGTATGTATATCATTTATTTTTGATTCGAGTATTGCGAGTTTAACATTAGATTCTTCATTTTCATTGCGCTGTGTCCACAATTCATCAATTTTGAATTCTAATTTATTAATATGTTTAATTATAAAATATGTAGCACTTAGTAAACTTACTATACCACCTGCTACACTTAAGAATAATTCTAGTGACATCTTATTCTATCAAAGATTAATCACTTACTTGTATAACATCATAATCATCTTCTTCTCGCATTCTTGGTCGATAAATAATTACTTTGTTATTATTATTACTTCCACCCTCATTTGATGGACTGATATTTCTAACTACAGAACTCATATTCATCGCAACTTGTGACGCGACATTAACTTTAACTTGTGACAGTTTCTCAACTGTAATCATACTGATTGCATCTAATAATGCTTTTTGAGCAGATCCTACAATTCCATTACGTACAAGTTTATTCGCGAGATCAAGTTCAACATCAGGTTCATTATATGATGATGTACTTGTTGCACCTTTTTTATACGCACTTATTGAACTTAATG